GTACCTTTAACTGATATGATTTTAAAATTTGTGAATAACAAACAATTAAGTTACGGAGCTGACCAAACTTTTCTACAAACAATTTATTCAATTTTTAAAGACGACCAAAAAGTTCACGATGACTTTTTTGAAAAACAACCGTTTCCAATTAAAAGAGAATACGGTAGATTTGTTGGAGAAAGGATTGATGAGAACGATAAACCTGTTGGACAAGATTATTTGGCGGTTATATGAAGAAAATTTTATACGTATTATTACACGGGTCAATGAACCCTGATAGATACTTTAATGTTAAAGAAAGTTGGGGTAAAAATGTGGATTGTTTGTTTTATTCTGACCACGAAGATAATGAAAAAAATATAGTTAAAGTTTCAAATAGAACTGATTACCATTCAAACGAAGATAAACATATTAACGCATTACATTATGTTTCAAAAAATATAAAAGATTATGAATGGTTTTTCTTTTGTGATGATGACACATTTGTTAATACAAAAAAATTAGAAGAATTTGTAGATACATTAGATAAAGAATTTGTTCACGGTTCAGTTATTAGTGGTACTTGGCCAGGAGACACTAGTCTTAGTTATTGTTCAGGTGGAGCAGGGTATTTAATTCACTCAGAATTACTATCTAAAATAACCCAACACGTAAGAATATTAAACACAGGTTATTCTGATGTTACATTAGGTTTATTTTTACAAAATTTAGGGATTAAATCAATTGATTACAATTTTTTTAAATCTCAATCACCAAGTTTTTATGGTATCTCTGTTGACGATGTATCAAATTATATTACCTTTCACTATATCAAAACAATTGATGATATGAATACCTTATTAAAGAACATCTAATGAAATATATTTACCATCATTTAGGATTAGGCGACCATATCATATGTAATGGTATTATTAGACACTATAAAGAAATTTATGGTGAAGTAACGGTATTCTGTAAACCTCATAACTACGAAAATGTTAAATATATGTACCAAGATGATGAAAATATCACGGTACTATCTGTTGGTGAAGATTGGGATGTTAATGTATATATTTTTGAAAATAAAATCTCAAAAGATGTTATTAAAATAGGTTTTGAATCTTTATCTTCAGTCAATTGTACAACATTTGATGAAGGTTTTTATAAAGGAAATGATGTACCATTTTCAGTTAGATTTCAAAATTTCCATATTGACAGGGATTTTGAAACCGAAAAAGAAATTATGTTGGAGTTGAATCCAAATAATGAGAGATACATTTTCACACATAATATTGATAAATCTAAAGTTAGGTCCGATTTAAAAATTATTGAGAACCCCACTAATCACAATATATTTAACCTAATTTCATTGATTGAAAACGCTGAAGAAGTACATTTGATGGAATCAAGTATTAAATGTTTAGTTAATAGTTACAAGATGGATAAACCTACATTTTTCTATCACAATTACGTCAGAGGTTACTCACCATATTATAACACTGTAGGATTAAATAAATTTGAAATCATTAATTAAAATATGATAAAGATTACTGTTGACGAAGCTTATGCTTTTGACTACTACACAATATTAGAGTTAAAAAAAGAAAATGGCTCCCAAATTGACCATATTATTAACACTATAAAATCAGACCTTATAGAACATATTGGATTAAAAAAATTTAATTTAATTATTGAGTCTGAAGAATATCTAAAATTATATTCGTCAAATAAGACAACTTTTGAGGCGGTGGATAAAGCTAAAACCGACGAGGTGTTGGCTAGTTATGTAGATAAATGTAATTATCTAAGAATGATTCATAAAAGAGAATTACAAAATAAATTTTTCTCAAATAGTTTGTCAGAAATTAAATTAGGGTATGAAAAACTATCTTTAAAAAATGGATAATTTAGTAATAGGTAGTACATCACAATTATCATATTATTTTCCTGATGATTATATAAAAATACCATCAAGAAATATTAATTACGATTCTTTGTTATCCAAAGAATGGGATAGAGTTTTTATCTGTCTTGGGGAGTCAAGAAAATTTATTGATAACATTGAGCTATATGACGATATTAATTTTCATTTAACTTTAGATATTATTGAGAAATTTAAAACCATTTCAAATAAAATTATAGTTTACTCAACGTGTGAATTATGGAATCAGTATGATGGTAGTATTAGTCTAAATATGGACTATAATTTTTATAGTACCCCATATATACAATCAAAATATAAACTAACTAAATTAATTACTGATAACCAAGAGAATTATCATAACGTTATTATTTTATATCCATTCAATTTTAATTCTATAATCAGAGATAATAATTTTCTATTTGGTAAAATTTTTAATTCTATAATCAATAAAACAAAAATTGAGATTGGAGACACTTATTTTTATAGGGATTTGATTCATCCAATCCACGTGGTAAACGAATCAATAAATTCAACTTCCCACCGATTAGTCGGTTCAGGGAGATTAACTTTTGTTAACGATTTCATAAGAGATTTATACAATCACTATGGGTTGTCTTATGAATCTTTAGTTGTTGAACATAAAGATAAGTTTAACGAATATGAAAGAAGAAAAGAATATTATTTAAAAAGTGAGTTTAATCAGTACGACTATTCTCAATTATTAAAAGATACAATAAACGACATAAACATAAAAATAAAAAAGTAATGGACGTACAAGGACAAATGATTCAGTCATCTGAAAGAGGTCAAATCTTAAAAAAAACAATTCAAAATTACAATTGTAAAAAAATTGTAGAAATCGGCACGTGGAAAGGAATGGGTTCCACATTATGTATTTTAGAATCAATGTTACCTGATTCAGAATTTGTAACATTAGAAAGTAATAAAACATTTTTTGATATCGCCGTAAATAATCTAAAAGAATATGAAGGTAAATTTAAAATGGTTTATGGTAGTATTGTTTCATATGATGAGGTATCATCATTTTCATCAAACTATAATTTAGAATCTTTCAAACAAGAATGGTTAAAAGAAGATTTGGATAATATTAATATGTGCCCAAACGTTATTGACGAAATTTTAGATGAAATTGATTTTTTACTTTTAGATGGAGGGGAATTCTCAACATATCCTGAATGGAATAAATTAAAAGAGAGAACTAAAATAGTTGCGTTAGATGATATCAGAGAAATTAAAACAAGTTTAATTCATCACGAATTAATCAATGATAAAAATTATGAATTACTTGAAAAAACTAATGATGGTAATGGGTTCTCAATTTTTAAAAAAATAAATTAAAAAATTATAAAATATGCAATATTTTGGAGTTGGTGATATGGATAAAAAAATAATTGAGAAATACCTCAATTATGAAAATGGAGTTTATTTAGAAATTGGGGGTAATGACGGAATAACACAATCAAACACCGCACATTTAGAATTATTCCGAAATTGGTCAGGTATGCTAGTTGAACCAATTTATTACAAATATAGATTAATGAAAGATTTTAGAAAAAAATCAATTTGTGTAAACGCTTGTGTTTCAGATAAAGATGGTGAAGTTGTTAAATTTAATGATGTGAATCTTATGTCATTTGTTGCAAATTCTCGTAAAAGTGAGGAGGCTGATGAATTTTGGATGTCCGAGGGGGAAAAATGTCAAAATATGATTAGAAATTCATATAATCTTGAAACAATAATGTTACAGACATTATTGGATAAACATAACATTAATAAAATTGATTTTTTCTCATTAGATGTTGAAGGGTACGAGTTACAAGTATTATTAGGAATGGATTTAGACAAAATAAGACCTGAATACATCTTAATTGAATGTACACATAAAGATGAAATATTTGAATTTATGTCTGAAAATCAATATGAAATGATTGAATTTTATAATAGTAATGACTATCTTTTTAAAAACGTAAAATAATATGATTTTATTTAATGAGGACGATATCATTAATCCCGATAGTTTTTTAAATTTTTGTAACAATAATGATATTTGTTACATTAAAACTGACTTTTTTTATTTAAACTCTACGTTTCCTTGGAGAGGAAAAACTCACCCTTCAAAAGTTAACAATATTTGTGTTATTGGACATTCTGACTATCCCGTAGTTGAAGAGATATCAAATAGATTTAATAAAATATTTTGTATTAATAAAGTTAGTAAAAATCCAAATACTTTTGGAATACCTTTAGGGATTACTAGCGATTGTAGTGATTCTCCATTACACAGAATCTACGGTAATAAAAAAATTATGGTTGATGTGTCTAACGAAGACATTCAAAAAACTAATTTAGTTTATCTTAATTTTAGTATTAATACTTATCCCCAATTGCGACAATTAGTATATAATAAATTTTCCAAGGAAAAATGGGTAAAAATTGGGGGAATTGAACCAACAATAGAAGGACGTAAAAAATACCTACAAGAAATTAAATCATCAAAGTTTGTTTTATGTCCGAGAGGTAATGGAATTGATACCCATAGGATATGGGAAGCATTGTATATGGGGAGTATACCTATTGTAATTTATGAAGAAACCCATCACTTATTAAACGATTTACCTATATTGTTTATTAACAATTGGGATGAAGTTACATATGATTTTTTAAATCAAAAATATGAAGAAATGACAACTAAAGATTGGTCATTTGATAAATTAAAAATGTCATATTGGGAAAATTTTATTAAAGAAAAAATATCAGAAAATAAATGAGTAAAAAAGCAATTATAACCGGAATTAACGGACAAGACGGGTCATATCTTTCAGAATTTTTATTAGAAAAAGGTTATGAAGTTTATGGAATTTTAAAACGAAATTCTGTCGCAGAAAATCAAACCGCAAGATTAGATAATGTTTATGATAAGATTACATTATATTATGCTGATATGACTGACGTATCTTCATTAATCAGTGTAATTCAAAAAGTTATGCCTGATGAAATTTATAATTTGGCCGCACAATCTCACGTTAGAATTTCATTTGACCAACCAATTTATACTGTAAATGTTACAGGTATAGGTACTTTAAATTTATTAGAAGCGGTAAAACTTATTAAACCCAATACTAAAATTTACCAAGCGTCGTCATCTGAAATGTTTGGTAATTCAATTGATTCTGATGGTTATCAGAGAGAATCTACTCCACTTAATCCTGTATCACCATATGGATGTGCTAAAGTGTTCAGTTATAACATTTGTCGTAACTATAGAAACTCTTATGGTATGTTTGTTTCTAATGGTATATTATTTAACCACGAGTCACCAAGAAGAGGAACAAATTTTGTAACTAATAAAGTATGTAAAGAAGCAGTTAAGATTAAATTAGGGTTATCTAATCAATTAAAATTGGGTAACCTTGACGCCACACGAGATTGGGGTCACGCTAAAGATTATGTTAAAGCAATGTGGGAAATTCTTCAATTAGAAAATCCTGATGATTTTGTTTGTTCTACAGGAATATCTCATTCAGTTAGAGAACTTTGTGACTATGTATTTTCTTCTTTAGGTTTAGATTATAAAGAATACGTAACTCAAGATGAAAAGTTTTTAAGACCAGAGGAACTTCACGATTTAAAAGGAGATTCTTCAAAGTTAATAAAATCAACAGGATGGTCTCACGATTATACATTTGAATCTATGCTAAATGAAATGATTAATTATTGGATGGTTTATTATAGTGACGGTAAAATAGATTGATATGATATACTTAAACATTAAAGGCGGATTATGTAATATGTTATTCCAAATCGCCACAGCAAAATCACTTTCTATTGAGAAAAATACTGAATTTTCAATTATGAATTTAGATGAACATTTTAAAACATTATATAATTACTCATCTGAACAACCAAGTTTAATTCATAGTTTTGAATATCGAAAATTACGAATGTTATCTAATGTTTTAACTGAAAAACCTAAAAATAATTTACCAAGGTATGAGTATCCATTTGAATATACCAAATATAATATACCTAACGATGATTATATTATTGATGGATTTTTTCAGTCTGAAAAATATTTTCTTGAGAACAAAGAGATTATTAAAGATTTATTTTCCCCGACAGATGAAATTAATGAAATAATTAATCAAAAATACAGTGATTTATTACAATTTAAAACAACCTCAATACACGTCCGACGTGGAGATTATCTTAAAAATCCAGATATCCACCCAACTCAAACTATGGACTATTACAATGAAGGTATTAGATTGACAAAATATAATACTGAAAAGTATATTGTTTTTAGTGATGATATTCCTTGGTGTAAAGAGAATTTTAAATTTGATAATTTTATTTTTATTGAGGATGAAAAAGATTACATTGAATTGTATTTGATGTCAAAATGTGATAATAATATTATTTGTAATTCAAGTTTTTCTTGGTGGGGAGCGTGGTTGAACAACAACCCAAATAAAATTGTGGTTGGTCCGTCTAAATGGTTTGGTCCAACATTTCAATTTTTTAATACTAACGACGTATTACCAAATAATTGGTTTAAAATTTAATAAAATGGAAAAAATATATTCTAAAGTAAATCCTGAAAAATTATTACATATAATTGTTCGGAAGTCAGACATTATAAAAGGTAGAAATGAAATTGTACCTAAAAATAATTTTATACAATGTGGAATGTTAAATATGGAAAAAGGAAAAACATTTCCACCTCATAAACATATTTGGAAAGAACGTAACTACGATGTAATTGCTCAAGAAAGTTGGATGTGTATACAAGGAAGTGTTAAATGTCTTTTATACGACACTGATGATTCTTTAATAACTACACCAGTACTTTATCCTGGCGACGCATCATTCACTTTAGAAGGTGGACATACTTACGAAATTTTAGAAGATGATACGTTGGTTTACGAATATAAAACAGGTCCATACGAAGGGCAAGAATTTGACAAAACTTTTATAAATGATAACAGACAATAACGTTTATATTCATCCTGATTCTGAATTTAAAAGAGAATTAAAATTAGGTAAAAATATTGCAATAGATAAAGGAGTATATTCAACAGTAAATTGTAAAATTGGTGATTATACCCATATCTCACCATATGTTACAATAATTGGTGGAGAGGACGGTTATTTTGAATGTAAAGGATTTAATAATATTATGTCAGGTGCCAGACTGATATGCGGTTCGGATAGATTTGACGGTAGTGGACTTTTTGGGTGTTTAATACCTAAAGAACTAAAAGGAAAACAAATCATATCTCCAATTATTATGGAGGAATTCTCAAATATCGGTACTAATTCTATAGTAATGCCAGGGTCAAGATTAAGAAAGGGCGTTCTATTATCTGCAGGAAGTTTACTTATGGGAGATACAGAAGAGTGGGGAGTATATAAAGGTAATCCGGCAGTTTTAGTGAAAAAAATTGACGGTAGTAAAATAATAAAAAATGCAAAAAAATTAAAAAATAATGAAATGTAAATTAAACATATGGTTCGCAGGTGGAATTTTTTCTAAATACATTTTGGGTATAAGAAACGCAGTTTTACACGAGGCAGATTCATATTATTTAAATATTATTGACCCAAGAACTAACCCAAATATGTTTGACAGTGTTTTAGACCAAACGTTAATACCTGACGATACTACTGAAGTAGAAGATTCATTTACACCTGTTAATCGTCATTTTAAATCACGTGCAGTTTCTTACGTAAATTATAAAGAAATAGATTGTGAGAGTTCATTAAGTAACTACAGTAAATTTAATCCTATTGAAAATTCATCTAATTTACCAAAATATTCTGAAATAATTAAAAAAATTAATTTAAAAAAAGAACTATTAGATAAGGTTGAATACTATCAAAATAAATTTAACATTGATGAGAATACAGTTGGGGTACATATTAGATTAACTGATATGAATATGTATCACGCAAGTGATTATGGAGTAGTTAGTTTTGAAGATTTTAAATCTCATTTAAAACCTGATGTTAAATATTTTGTTGCCTCAGATAATGATGAAAGTTTAAAAAAATTAAAAGCGTTATTTGGAGATAATGTAAACTACGTTGACGATTTACTTAGGGCGGTGTTTGAAAATAATGATACAACATCAATGTTTTTAAATAATCCTGTTGTTTTTAAAAATAAACAATTTTGGTTTGAGGCGTTTTTAGAGATGTTACTTCTTTCAAAATGTGGGTCTTTAATTTGTAGAACTAGTGATTTAAGTAATGTTGCGGTAATTTATTCTAAAACAATAAAAAATATAATTAGATTATGAGTTTTAATATATTAACAGATTTTGAAAATGAGTTATCCAAATTTTTCGGTTCTAAATTTGCAGTTTTAGTTGATAGTTGTACACACGGAATTGAATTGTGTTTACGTCATACAAACACTAAAAAAATTACAGTACCAAAAAGAACATATTTGTCAGTACCATTTTTGGCGAATAAATTAAATATTGAATTAGAATGGAAAGATGAAAATTGGGTCAATTACTATTATGTAACTGAAAATGTCATAGACGCGGCTGTACTATGGGAAAAAAGTAGTTATATTTCTAATACATTTATGTGTATTAGTTTTCAATATCAAAAACATTTAAGTTTAGGACGAGGTGGGGTTATTTTAACTGATAATGAAGAGTCTGCAAATATTCTTAAACGAATGTCATATGATGGAAGAATTCCAAATATTCCTTGGAGAGAACAAAATATTGAATGTTACGGATACCATTACTATATGACCCCCGAAACTGCAAAATTAGGATTAGAAAAATTACCAAAAGCAATACAAGATAAACCAAGACAATGGGTCGTTGAGGACTGGCCCGATTTAACTAAAATGAAAATTTTTAAAACAGTATGAGTAAAAAAGCATTTATAACCGGAATCTCCGGACAAGACGGAAGTTATTTGGCGGAATATCTTTTAGAGTTAGGATATGAAGTTCACGGAATTGTTAGAAGAAATTCAACACCTGAACATCAACAAACAAGAATGGATAGTATTAAAAGTAAAATTCATTCTTATTATGGTGATTTGTTAGACCAAAGTAGTTTACAAAAGTTGTTAGATAAAATACAACCAGATGAGATTTACAATTTAGCGGCACAATCACACGTTAGAATTAGTTTTGACATACCTGAATTTACTTTGGAAACAAATGGTATGGGAACTTTAAATATTTTAGAAGCTTATAAAAGAAGTTGCCCAAACGCTAAATTTTATCAAGCGTCTTCATCTGAAATGTTTGGTAATTCCGTTGATGACGATGGATTCCAAAGAGAAACTACTCCGATGAATCCAGTTAGTCCATATGGATGTTCTAAACTTTTAGCCTATTCGTTAGTTAGAAATTATAGAAGAGCATATAATTTACACGCAGTTAATGGTATTTTATTTAATCACGAATCACCAAGAAGAGGTTCTAATTTTGTAACTAATAAAGTAGTTAAAACTGCGGTTGAAATTAAATACGGATTAAAAGATAAGTTAGAAATTGGTAATATGGATTCTTACCGAGATTGGGGACATTCTAAAGATTATGTGAGAGCAATGCATGCTATTTTAAATCACGACACCCCTGAAGATTTTGTAGTATCAACAATGGTTACACATTCGGTTAAAGAGATGATTGAGTATGTTTTCAAAAAATTAAATTTAGACTATACTGAATATGTTGTTCAGGACGCAAAATACTTGAGACCTGAAGAGTTAAAATACCTTAAAGGTGATTCTACAAAAATTAGAACTACTTTAGGATGGAAACCTGATTATACATTTGAAATGTTAATGGACGAAATGATTGAACATTGGGATGAACAAATAAGAATCAGTAAAATGATTTTAGATAAAAAATATTAATTAAATAATGACTAGAAAAAAACCACCAATAAAAGAACCTCAAACTTTTCAAACAGAGGCAAAACCAAAAATTAGCAAAAAAGAACAAATTGGTCAAATCATAAAAAGTAAAACTAAAAATAAATTTTTATCTAAAGGTCAAGAAGAATATTACGATAAATTAACCGAAAATCAAATTACAATTTGTTCAGGACCTGCGGGGGTCGGTAAAAGTTATATTGCAATGAAATGTGCGGTAGACTTATTACAAGATTCAAGAACACCATATGAGAAAATTATCATTGTAAGACCTGCGGTTGAAGCTGAAGAAAAATTAGGCTCATTGCCAGGCAATTTGGAAGAAAAATTGGACCCGTATATTTTCCCATCTTATTACCTTTTAAATAAAATTATTGGTAAAGAAATTAGGGAAAAATTAAAATCTATTGAGGTAATTGAGGTGTTTGCTCTTGCATATATGAGAGGTATGAACATTGATAACTCAATATTAATTTTTGAGGAGGCCCAAAACTCATCACCAGGACAAATGAAATTACTTTTAACTCGTATTGGGTTTAATAGTAAATTTTTCATTTCAGGTGATATTGAACAAACTGATAGATATAAAAATAAAGAACATTCGGGTTTGTTTGATGCAATTGAAAAGTTTAAAGATGTTCCGGATATTGGAATTCACAAATTTGGTGATGAAGATATTGTAAGAAATCCATTAATTTCAAAAATCTTAAAAAGATATGACAAATAAAATTGGCATTGATTTAAATGGAGTTTTAAGGGACATTAACTTAAAGATTTCTCAAGTTTATGAAAAGAACTACATTGAGGCATATTCTGAAGACTATAGTGATGGGATAAAGACGTATACATTAGATATGTCAGGAAATACAGAATTAGATGAACAGTCAGAATCTTTTAAATATGAAATGGACCTTCCTGTAACAAGTTTAAATTTAATAGAACACTTTAAATTTCAAAATGAGGATGATTTTTATGATTTTCTTTATGAAGATTTTGCAATGCAAATTTTTGGACATTCCCCTTCAACGGAATTAAATTCATTTGTGGTTTTAAATGACATAATTGAATCAACAAAAGGGAAATATGAATTTTCAATTTTTTCAAAAGAATTTAGTAAATCAAAACCTGCATCATTATTTTTCATTTCAAAATTTGGGTGTGTAATTGATTCGGTTATTTTTTACAATAACAACAATTTACAAAATAAACTTTCTGACTATGATGTAATTGTTACTGCGAATCCTGATTTAATTAAATTATATCCTGAAAAATGTATAAAATATGTAACAACATATAATGAGGGAACAATGTGTAATAGCGAAATAGTAACACTAAAAGAACTAATAAACAAAATAGAGGAAATTAAGCATGTTGACCTTATTTAACGAACACTATTATCTTGACATTTCTGAAATAGAAGACCAAGTTAATTTAGCCCCAACCACCGATGAATCGGGTAAAACCGAACAACACATTTCTGTTGTAAAATATGAAATGATAAAAACAATGATTGAAGTTTTAATTACTGAACGTGAAGATGCTGATGAAGCTTTAGGCCCAAAAACTGCAGTAAGTCTTCCTTATAAATTAGCGTTTAATACATTATTAAACAACGGAGTTTTAAAAAAATATTAATAAAAAATAAATTATATAAGAATGGAACAAAATAATTTTGAAAAGTTGTCAATATCAATTAACAACTTAAAAGAAAAAAAATCAAGACTGTATTTTTTTATACAAGACACAAAAGGTAATGCTAAGGCATCTGTCTCATACATTTACCGAATGGCTCTTTCTTTAAAAAATGCCGGTTTTAATTCAATTATCCTACACGAACAAAAAGATTATACAGGTGTTGGGGAATGGTTAGGTAGTGAATATATGGAATTACCTCATAACCCAATTGAAGGACAACAATTACAAATTTCTCCTGAAGATTTTATTATTGTACCTGATATTTTTGGTTATATGATGCCTCAAGTTAGTAATTTACCTTGTGGTAAAATTGTATTATGTCAATCAGGAGATTGGGTTACCGAAACATTATCACCAGGTCAAAGTTGGTCAACTTTAGGATTCACTAAATCAATTATTACAAGTGAATGGTTAAAAGGTTATGTGTCACCAATTATGAAAGGTGTATCTTATGATATTATTGAACCTGTAATTTCAGATAAGTTTTCAGTTTCAAAGTATCCTGCAAAACCAATAATTGCTGTACATTCAAGAGAACAAAGAGATGGTATTAATTTAATTAAAAAGTTTTATTTAAAATACCCTCAATTTAGATGGATAACATTTAAAGATATGCGTTCTCAAACTGAAGAAGAATTTTCAAATACATTAAAAGAGTCTTGTTTATCAGTATGGATGGACACTCAAAGTTCATTTGGTACATTTCCTCTTGAATCTATGGCATCTAATTGTCCTGTAGTTGGGTTAGTACCAGATATTAAACCAACTTGGATGGATGAAAATAACGGCATTTGGACTAAAGATGGTGACAAATTAATTGATATGATTGCTGATTATATTCAAAATTGGGTTGAAGACAATATTTCTGAAAAATTATACGAAGATGGTTTAAATACGTCATCCAAATATCAAAATTTGGAGAAATTTAATACTTCTGTAGTTGATTTATTCACATCTTATTTAACTTTTAGAGTTGATACTTTTTCACAACAATTAAATAAATTTAAAATAGAAGAACATTATGGAAAATAATTTTGATTTAACAATTGTACTACCAATTAAATCTGCGGTAGTACCTTTTTTTGACGATTTTCTTGAAAAATCAATTCAGTCAATTAAAAACCAAGAAGTTAAACCTTCTGAAGTAATAATTATTCACACATCGGAAATTAGTCTTATTGAATTTTTAAAATCGTTTGATTTTGGAGATTTAAATGTAAGAATGATTGAATGGGATTTAGAACCCAATTTCTGTGACCAAGTTAATTTAGGTGTTGCGGAATCTAAAACAAAATGGGTAACTATTTTAGAATTTGATGATGAATACTCAAAAATTTGGTTTAAAAACGCTAAAAAATATTCTGAAGTTTACACAGATGTTGATTGTTTCCTACCAATTGTAGTAGACATTGATGACAAGGGATTATTTGCAGGATTTACTAATGAAGCAACATTTGCCGCTAACTTCAGTCAAGAAATGGGTTATTTAACCAACGAAACTTTACATACATATCAAAATTTCCAAACATCAGGTATGGTAATTAAAAAAGATACGTTTGTTGATTTTGGAGGGTTTAAACCATCAATAAAATTAACGTTTGTATATGAGTTATTTTTGAGATTAACTTATAATTCAGTTAAAATTATGTCAATTCCAAGATTAGGTTACAAACATATTAACTTAAGACAAGGTTCTATTTTTTGGAATTATAAAAACGGTGATACAACACTTTCTGAAGATGAGGTTAAGTTTTGGATTAATTCAGCTAAGAAAGAATATTTCTTTGTTGAAGACCGTAACATAAAATACGAACCTGAAACAGTTTAATGAATAATGATTATTCAGGTACTACAGAAATAGTTATTCAGACGGGTAAAAAAGTTAAAGCTCCTGGCGAAAACTATTTTGACCAAAGAGAAGAATTGGCGGTTAGGAGGTTCTTAACTGCTTCCACTTACGATGAAAGGAATAAAATTTATAATGACTATTTAAGACATCCATTAGACAAAATGATATCTTCTATTATTAGAAGATATAAACTATATCGTAAAGATATGAATTTTAATGAAATTCATACTGATACTCATTCTTTTTTAATGACTAAAATTGAAAAATTTAGTCCTTCTAAAGAAAAGAAAGCTTATTCATATTTTGGAACAATCTGTAAAAATTATTTAATGGGACAGATTCTTAAAGACCAAAAAGAAACTAACCGTAAAATATCGTATGAAGACATTTCATCAGATTTAGAGAATAACCCTTCAATGGTTTATTATTTAGAAGACGAAGAAGACGAAAATAAAAATGTTTTAATGGATTTACTTGGTGTTGTTAAAAGTAAACTTTCAGATTTTGATGAGTCCTCTAATGAACACAAACTAGGTTTAGCATTATGTGATATTTTGGAAAACTATAAGTTAATATTCCAAACGTCAGATAATAATAAATTTAATAAAAATTTAATACTCCTTTCACTCCGAGAAATGACTAATCTTTCAACAAAAGAAATTAGAACAAGTATGAAAAAGTATAAAATATTATATGAGAACTTAATTAAGACAATTGAGGATTGATAAAACTGTAGATTTTATATTTATTAGTATGACAAAACCCAGAAAAAAAGAAATTAATTTTACAAAGGAATCAATTCAAGTTCTTATGCAAGAAATATACAACGAATTAGTTGAACAAAGGTCTACAGCATTAAGAATTCAAAACAAAATGGTTTCAATGATGAAGGAACCTGAAGATATGACTTTAATAGGTCCTGTTATTGAAAAACAACAAAAGATAATCAACGAATGTGTTGAGAAGAAAATTTCATTGTCAAAATTACAAGCAAATATATGGGAAAAGAGTTCTCAAACGGATTCATTTAATTTGTCTGAATTTGATGATGATGTATTAAAAGGTTTAATTGACAAAGATATTGATTCTGATAATAATATTAAATTGTCACTATAACAATGTCTATTGATTTAAAAAATAGTTATGAAACGTTAAAGACTAAAATTGGTGGGGCAAAAACTTATACCGAGGCAAAAGTTGCTCAAGTAAATCAACTTAAAAATCAAGGGGATAATTTAGAATCTGCATTAGACAAGGGAAAGGCGACGTTAGAGGAATTTAAACAAAACGCTCAACGTATCAAACAAGATACAAAGTCACAATTATCTCAACTATTTGATATCACATCACTTACAAATGGTTCAGGGTCTAATACTTCAAAATATTTTAAAGACAAATTTATTTCCGCAATATCTAAAAGTAAACCTGAAATAATGAAAATTATAATTCAGGAAACTATCCACGCAATAAATTGTTCTTCCCAACAGGAGTTTGTTCCAAATAATCCAATATATGTTAATATTAATTCCATAGATTTTTTCAAACAATTACAAATTAATCCTAGTGGAAACAAAGGAAAATTTTATTATGAAAAAAAACCATTTTCAGTTAATGATACCCGAAAAAGTTTAAACAGAGAATTATATAAAAGAACTCAAAATCCTAACCAACCATTTTCAACCGACCCCAGTAATCAAGGATTATTATATCAAGGTGGTTCAGGTCAAAATTTATTTAACATAACATTTGTGAATCAAGATAATAACGGTAATCAGGGTAGTTTTTTTAAGATTGAATTAAACCAAAGATTATCTTCTAACGGTATAAATAACGTACCAAATAAAGTTGTTGATTTTGTTACCGATTATTTTAATAGTATTGAGGTAGTTGAGCCTCATTTATATTCAGCCAAAATAATGGATATTTTGACAGGTGCATTATCTGTAGAAGCAGGTACAAAATCTTTAGAAGCAAATACCAAGATTCAAAAATTTATGAATCGTATTTTAGGATTATGTTTTGATTCAACCCAAGAAATTGACACTCAAGGTTCTTCAAAAATACCTGAATTAGACGGGATTGATGAAAACTTTTTTGAATTAACAAGTTTAAATTTAAGGGATATTGAGGAACAACAAAACAAATATAACAAAAAAGTTGTAGAATTAGTTGATTGTGATAATTTTCAATTACCTATAAATACTGATTTAATTTTTGAAGGATTAGACCAAATTATTAGTGGTACAACAATATCTGAAGAAAATGACGCAATAAATGGATTGGTAGATAAAGTTTTATCAAATGCTCAAAAAGAATTTAATTTAAATCTCAACCTTCCATCATTTAAATTAAATCTAAATAATGAATTTATAAAAAATTTACCAAACGGACTTGTAATGTCTATTTTATCACCTAAAGTATTGTTACCAATAATGATAATGATTAAATCATTATCTCAATCAGTTAGTGAAAATATTGATTATACTATAGATAATGTTCAAGATTTTTTTAATAAGTTTAAAAGATATGTAATCAGTATTACTTCTAAAATTGTTGCAATTTTTGTTAAAGTTTTATTTGATTTAATTAAAAAAGATATTTTTAATTTATTACAAGTTATTGTTAAAGATTTGGCCAAAGAAAAGGCTACTAAAAAATACGCAATGATTGCTAAGTTAGTACAACTTTTAATTATTGTCGCTAATTTTATTAAAGACTACCGACAATGCAAATCAGTTATTGATGAGTTATTAAATTTATTTAGAGTTTTAACGTCCGGATGGGGTGGTGAAATACCATTACCTTTATTATTTGCGTCACAAGCGTTAGATGGGTATTCATATACAAGGGCTTTTTTAGCTACAGTTGAAGAAATGCAAAAGTTAGGGATTCCAACAGGTAACCTTCCAAGTGGAGCTCCAAATAAATTTGTACTTGGGAAATTGGCACAAATGAAAGCAATGGCTATGGAGGAGGCTGAAAATGGTAAAGTTCAAATTGCCGTACCTGCATTGGCGGTTGCCGCCTTTGGTGGTGGAACAACTATCCCTCAATCAGCTTTTGGTAAGAAATTTTAATATATGATACAGACAGATAAAACATCGGAAAAAGTCTTTGAAACTATCAAAGATTATAAAAATAAAAGTAACAAGGAACTTGAGTCGGCTTTGCAGTTTTTAACTGAAAATTTTGAAGCAACTAAACAAGCAATTATTAAACTATCTCACCATTTTGATGAGGTAGAAAAAGTATATAATTTAATTTTAGAAGAATACGAAAATAGAAATGGTAACAAGTAAAAGATTTATAAGAGAAGGTGTTATCTTGGCGGTTGAAGGAGCTCCACAACCTGGTACTCTTAAAATACGAGCTCGTCCTTTTGATATTGATGAGGACGCTCTTGATAGTACATCATTTACTGAATGGGGTAAAAATGACCCATATATTTTTGTATCATTTTTACCAATTTACTTTAATCAAGCTCCAAAGAAAGATGAAAGAGTTTTATTAATTTATTCAAATCCCGATAACACGAATTTCAACGACCAGTATTGGATTAGTAGTTCACCATCCAATATATTAAACATTAACAAAGAAACATATTTACAAACATTATCTAATACTAATTTAGGTGACAATATTGCGGATGCAAAATCATTAGTAGGACCCAAATCTAACGTTATTGGTAATGTTCTTGAATCAGGTAACCCAAAGTTAATTAATCCTAAAATTGATGGGGTGTTTCCTAAAACAAATGAGGTTGCAGTAATGGGACGAGGAAGTGCTGATATTATTTTAGGAGAAGAATCTTTATTGTTGAGAGCAGGTAAAGTAATTGAATTCGTACCTAATACTATACCAACAAAAAACCCAAATAGAGCATTTATTGACCTTTCAAGATGGAAAGAGAAGACACAGGATATTGGAGACCCGTACACCTATTTTTATCTCCAGCAAGATTCAATACCTGTTAAAAAATATGTAGTATATGACATTGATAATTTAGAAAGTGAATTTAATTATTCGGGTAGTATTAAAATTTACGATTTAAAAGAAAACGATAGTACATTATCTAACAATTTAAGTGAGGATACTGATTTAACAAACTCGTTAGGTAATTCGCCTTTATTTGTATACACATTTAATGCATTACCTAAATTGTCAGCCGTAACTGTAATTAACACATTTATTAGTAAATGTTTTAATGAATTAGGTCTTGTTAATATGCCACCGGCTTATAATTACCCACTCACAGAACCAAGATTTCCAGGATTCTTCTGTTATGGCCCAAAAATATCACAAGGTATTAGAAGTACTGATGTTATTATTAGTACTAATTCTGATTTTTTTAGAAATAACGTAACTTATTTTACAAAAAAAGGTTCATCCATAATCTATTCACCAAATAATGTTGTTTCAATACCAAAACCTAAAATTGAAAAAGTACAGGATAAAATAACCACAAAAGTTAATGATACATACGTTACAATTGGGGGTGATACACTTTATTTAATTAGTCATAAAACAACTGTACCAAGTAGGAAACCAATTAATCTTAATAATAGTATTACGACTTTAACACAGAACGAATTAGACCTTATTGGGACTAGAACCGACCCTATGGTCAGAGGTGATGAGTTAATGAAGTTAATTGGTCTTATAGTGGATTTTTTAATTAGTCACGTACATAACCCAAATGAAAAGCCTGATGAGGGCCCGTATGGAGATAAGAATGTTACCCCAAATATGATAATTGAATTATTGAATGCTAAAGATACTATTCTGAATCAATATATTCGTATTAATTGATATTTATTTATAAACCATAAATAATGTCAGTTCACAAATCATATTTTAGTAAGAATAATACAATCGTTTATGACAATTATGTAAATACTGCGAGAAATCCAGTGACACAATTGTATTTTGGGCCGACCAACAATTCATTTACTAACACATCATATTCTCGTTTTATTTTTGATTTAGATTTAACAGATTTAATTTCAAAATACGCATCAGGAATAATCTCAACAGATTGTAATTCAAATATTACTCATACATTAAGGATGACTAATACATCATCGTTTGATACCGAGTTATTAAACACATATGATTCTGAAGGAGTTAGAAGAGCAACATCATTTGATTTGGTGTTATTTAGGATTCCACTTACTTCAGGTAATTATGGAAGTGTCCAAAATTGGGATGAGGGAGTTGGATATGATTATTATCCAACCAATAAAACTTCAAATACCCCAACGGGAGTACTAACTCCATCTGAAGAAATAAACGATAAGGCGTTCTCTGAAAGACCCTCAAATTGGTATCAAACAACAACATTATCACAATGGAGTACTAATGGTATTTATGACAACTCAAACAATAGTGATGTAAATTATTCCGGCATCACAATTGTTGATACTCAACATTTTGAATTAGGTAATGAGGACATTGAGTTTGATATGACTAATGAAATTAATTCAATTTTTAATGGTTTACAAGTTGCAGGATGGGGTGTTGCATTTTTACCTCAATTAGAATTATTAACGGGTTTAACTGAAAATTATGTTATTGGTTTTTTTACAAAATACACTCAAACATTCTACGAACCATTTTTAGAAACAACATATAATGATTTAGTTCAAGATGACCGTAATTCTTTTTACGGAAATACTGTTAACAATCTTTATTTATATTCATATATTAATGGAGCGTTTACTAATTTAGATGAAACCCCAACAGTTAGTATTGTTAACAATATTGGTGGTGTAATATATACAGATTTACCAACCTGTTTAGTGACACAAGGTGTTTATTCTGTAGAAATACCTGCAATGAACATAACAAGTCCTTGTACATATCAAGATATTTGGTCAAATGTAATTTACAATGAACAAACCTTACCAAACATAACTAACACATTTGTTGGTCTACCATTCGCACAATCATTCTCAATTGGAATAAAGAGTAAAGACCCTTCATTATACGGATTTGATTATTATGGAATTAAACAAGATGAAAAAATATTAAACACCGACATTAGAAAAGTTGGGGTAGTAATTAAAAAGGCGTATTCATCACAAGAAACTTTACAAAAAGTGGAAGCGTCTTATAGAATCTATGTCAGAGAAGGTCAAACTGAAGTTCAAGTTCAAGATTGGACAATGATTAATAGAACATCAAATGAATATTATTTCATTTTTGATACTCGTGATAAAATACCTAATGAATATTATGTTGATATTAAAGTACTTTCTTCAGGTGAGGTTAATACTTATAAAAGAACATTAAAATTTCAAATAGTTAATAAGAAATAATGAAAAAAATTAGATTAACAGAATCACAATTAAAATTTGTTGTTGACAACCTACTGAATGAAGGAATAGGGGAAATTGACCAAATTTTAGATAAAATTAATAAATCAGGAATGGATTCTTTATCTGATAAAGAGAAAAAGTATTTGGACCATTACTCAATGAACAATGAGTTTTTGGATGATGAGGAATTAACCACAACAAAATCTGTCGCAGACCAAGGAGAAACTTGGGTATTTAATGAAATGGAAGGGATACCATCAATGGAATTTAAATACGAATCAACCGAAGAGAATGTTGATGAAATATTACATTCAGGATATTTAAATGTTAATAACGATGAGTTTTATGGTGAAATTTATTGTGATACTGAAGGTACTTATTCATTGTGTAATTTTGAAAGTACTGAAGGTGAAAATGTATTTGAAAAATATGAAGGACTTGAACGAGAAATTAGCACATTTCTTTCAATAGTATGTAATGACTTAAAAACAGATTTAAAATCGTAATATTATGGACAAATTAATTAAAAAAATTCTAAAAGAGGAAACTCAAAGATATATGTTCTTCAGTAATTTAGAACAAATGCACAGACAAATAGGTTTATTATTAGATTTTGATAAATCTGAAATTGAATCAATACTAGATGACGGTCACGATTGGGCTCAAGACCATATTGCCGAAGCAAAAAACAATATAGACCAAGTATTTGATTTTTTAATGAACGAAACTGAAAGTGGTGATATGTGGAAATCTGAAGAAGTTATGGAGGACGACAATATCCTTAAAGACTTAGCAATGACTGCAAAAAATCCTGGTGAAGCATTATCGTTATACCAAATGAATGAAGGACGTAAAAAAGCGGGTACAAAATTATGTGCAAGAGGAAAAGCGTCAGCAAAGGCGAAATATAAAGTGTACCCCTCAGCTTATAGTAATGGACACGCTGTACAAGTATGTAAAGGTAAAATAAAAGGTTTAGACGGAAAAAAACACTGTTCAGGAGCATATTGTTAAAATTTTTAAATTTATTGTTAAATTAAAACTTTTGTTGTATATTTGTAGAAATAAATAAAAACTACAATGACAATTAAAAGACTTTACGCGAAATTCAAAATTTCATTACGAGACATTTCAAATAAATCATTTGTTGAACGACAAGAGGCCAGAACAAACATTAAACAATGTACATTCATTTGTCGTAAGTTAATCCATAGTCAAAATTCTGACTTGTTAATTGCCCCAATTTCAAGAAAAAAATACATTAAAAATGAACAGTTAGGTATTTTTATCACAATGGAGGACGGTGAAGTTACAATCACAAACCACACATATAGTTATTTCATTAAATTAAGTGATACCGAATGGAATAAACTTAAAGATTTCTTCAAAAACGAAATGGAATTAAGAGCCATGCAAATGGAGAAAGAAATGGAATATCAGATTAGACATTCTTTGGATACCATTTACACCAAAATTTCAACTGAATTGATTACTCAAAAATAGTATCTTCTAATTCAGGATGTTTCTTAATGTAATGTTTGGTTATTGCACCTGAAATAGAATTTGCAAAATTTTCAGAGTCCCCTCCAACATCTCTTCTATCTTTAAAATTAATATGTTCATTATCAAAGGCATGTCCCCATTCGTGGGACAATGTCCTTAATATATCAGACATTATTCTATTTTTAACTAAAACTTTTATTGTATGTATGTCATCTTTATAAGAACCCGTTGTCATTTTACCAACTCTCTTATCTAAAAAAAACAAATTTATTTCTTCAGATAATGGCATTATTTTGTTTAATAATTTTACAAAATCTTTAATGATTTTTATTTGTTTGTCCTTAAAAAGTTTTTTACTATATTTTATACAAACTTTCATTTCAAAGATTTAATAATTTGTTTAATTAAAACTGATTCGTTAGTTTTCTTTCTAGGTTTGTAACTAACCATTTTTGGTTTATTACCCGTACCTGTTTTAGAATGTGTTTTTTCGGCATTTCTTTTTTGTTGACAAGCCGATTTCTTTTGTGAATCTGTCATTTTACTGGCAACTCCCGTAGCTCTACATTTAGGATAAGATTTATCACTCGCTTCAGGTCTACCACAAGGAGGATGTTTACCATCAACTTTCTTACATATATTAACCCAAGGTCCTTTAGGTTGTTTACTTCCTTTAGGTTTCTTTTTAGTACCAAACCACACCCCCAAGTCTTCATTAATTGTGTGAACATCGTGAGTCGGTATTTCATATCCACTTTCAGGATGTTTCTCCCAAACACCAACATTTCTTTTTTTATTATTCTTTAAAGTTTTTTGTTTTATTTTTTTATTAACAAAACTCTTTGAAAATTCACTAAACGGTCCTAATTCTTGTTTTCTCCATTTTTTTAAACCTATTTCAATTGGTCCCGTGTATTCACCAGAACTTAAAGTAGTGTCAGTAGCTTCTTTTATTTTTTTCTGTCCAAAAACTTTTTTAAGTAATTTTTTATTAAAAGGATTATCATTTAAATTACTTCCATCTTCATCACTATCAGTTGGATGATTCTTATAAAATTTTGACGACCTAAGTGATTTATTTTCAACGTCTTTAACGTTTTTAGTATCTATGTTACCGTCTAACGCGTCAACATAAAGTTCCGCATTATTATAACCATCTAAAGGTTCAGTATAAGGAGCAATTGTTTTTTTATCCCATAATCTCAACCCTGTTCTAAACGGAACATTAAACGCCCCAGCAGATGAACTGGAATCCGTCTCTTTAATGACCTTTCTTATGGATTTTATTAAACTTGATTCTTTCATTCTTTAAGTTATACTATATTAAATAAATATCACCAAAATGGATAATTCTAACACAGATAAAATAGTTGAACAATTAAACAAAGTAATGTCAAATAAAACAATCTTTGGTAAAATTCAATATAGTAACGAAGATGACTTCTTATTAACAATTCAGAACTTAACAGAAGAAGACAAAAAAGAAATCATAATTAGAATCCTTGAGCATTCCTACAGTAAGAATATATACACTCTACCAGAATCTGAATTTATTTCCATACTTATTAGATATTTATAATTATGAAATTAAAAATTACAGAATCTCAACTTAAAAGATTAGTAGAACAAGAAACAGAACCCCAAACCGATGATTTTATAAAATTATTGTTTGATAGAGTTAAAAAAAGAATGGGCAAATATAATAACTCCAATGATGATGGAGAAGGTGCAGATGGAGAAGGTTCTGATGGAGGAGAAAGCTCTAACGGTGAAGATAAAACTGACTTTAGAGTAACCGGCACAACAAACACTGACGGTACCGACTTATTCAATAAATTAAAAAAATATTTTACAAGTACTCCAAATGACTCGTTAGTCGCAGCATTAGTTGCCAACGCTTACGGAGAATCAAAGTTTAAGTGTGACGCTAAAGGTGATAGAGGAATTAGTAATAAAAGAGGTAATAAATACAAACCAATTGATGGGTATTGTTCATTTGGTTTATGGCAATTTAATATATGTGGTGGTTTAGGAATATCATTATTAGATGCGTACGGAGGGGATATGTCAGTATTAAAAGATTGCGATAGACAAATAACTTTTATGTCAAATCACATTAAAGAAAAATATTCAGGATATAATGAAAATCACACAATTGGGTGGTGGATTGATTGGATTGTAGACAATGTTGAACGACCATCAAATAAAGATAGAGCTAAAAGAATCAGACGAGAATGGGCTCAAAAAACCTACGGAACAGTATAAAAGGGACAATGTCCCTTTTTTTACACCGTTTTATTTGATTTACGAATATTCTCATCACCCCATAACGGTTGGAGGTTTTTTAACGACCAACATTCCATAAATGACTCATCCCCAATCTCTTGAATGTTAAATGAAGAAATTGGACGTATGTGGTCAACGTGCCATATCCCGTAATTATCCCACGACATTTCACCTGTAAATTTTTCTTCTAAATGAGTAATTAACTCATCAGGAGTGTATTTCAAAATTTCAAAATAATGTCCGTTCTTTTGAACGTTACTTTCTTTCAATACCTGATATACCGCAGTACGAAAATTATTGATTAATTTATAAATGGGGTCAGTATGTTTACGAGTTTTTTCGTAAGTTCTTTTAACCTCACGAATTTTATCTATATTTTTTTCTCTATATTCTTTTAGATATTCTTTACGATGTTCTTTATTTTGTTCATACCATTTATCGTAATTTTTTCTTTTACGTTCTTTTGTTTGAGGTTTTGACTCATATTTTTTCATAGCGACTTCTCTACCACCAATATTTCGTCTACCTGATGACCCAAGAACAATACCATTATCTCTTAATGTGTTTAGAACAATAGTTTTATGTATTTTTAATTTTTCACTAATAGTGGGAGAACCCAATAAATCTTCAGTATAAAGTTTTATAATTTCGTTAACTTGTAATTCTGTTAATTCTATTTTTTTCATATTAATAAATATAACTTATTTATCCAAAAAGTAAATTGTTCACAAGTATAAATAAAAAAAGGGACAATTTCTTGTCCCTTTTTAGTTATACTTAAGATAAGATTATCTAAGCTCTTGTAAGTCAAATGTACGAACACCATCAACAGTAATTCTTCCGTAGAACCTGTTATTTACCATCTTCTTCGCGTATCTCGTCATAATACCCTTGATTGGAGTAAAGTTGAACGGGTTATACATTGTTGGAGTTAATTGAAGTGGTACGTATGGAGCGTAGATGTAACCAGTATCTAACAATGACGTTCCTTTGTGTCCTACTAACACTTGGTTAGCTGGGAAGTAAGGGTCACGGTATACTTGGTAACGACCTGCTAAAGTACCAACTCTTTCAATACCCATATTGTATTGGTCTTGCTCAGGAGATGCGTTAGATACGTGGAAGTACTCTAAGTCATCAAAGATAGCAGAAACTTCAGAAGATACAACAATCCAGTTAGCTCCTCCACGAAGTGTTGACTTGTGAATTTGTGCAGATAATTGGTTGATAGCTGTAATCAAAGTTTGGTTCCAGTCTTTCTGAGTGTAAGATGTAGTAGAAGAGATTCTTCTCCATCCGTTGTAGTCCCAACGTAAGTTCCATGCAGCACCTTTACGTAAATCTCTTAAGATTTCACGGTCAATTTCAGCTGCAACTTGTTCAGACAATAATGCTGTTAATTCAGCTTCAGCGTCAATGTTGTGGAAAGCCGCAACGTCTTGAGCTAATTCAGGAGACCACTGAGCTCTTAACTTTCTTTCAGTAACAGAAACTGTTACAGACTGAAGGTCGAAAGAAACTTCACCAATCTTATCTTCAAATTCTAACTCTTTGTAACGTCTAAATACCGCTATAAAAGATGAACCTGATTGACCTGAGAATAAAGTTGTACCTGAATATCCATCAGGAGTAGCTTGAGAACAACCTACACATACTGGACACTGTAAATCAACTTCTAAGTAGATAACACCATTCGCAGTACAAACATCAGGATAAGTTCCACCTCCGTTAGACGGCCAGCTTGTAGTTACGTTACTACCATAGCTAACAATACCTTTACCGTATTGTTGAGTAACAACTCTGAACAATAATGGTGTAGTTAAGTTAGTTAAAGTTGCACATGCTGTAGAAGCTGATAATCCACCCGTTGCGTTTACAAGAGGTAAGATTCTTAAATCTGACAAGAATGTTTCAGTATCCAATTCAGAACCATCTGGTGAAATTAATTTACCTTGTCCTGCGCTAACAAAACCTGTCATCTTAAGGATTACTCTACGATACTCAGTACCTGTAGCACCTGTGATGATTCCAATATCAACTAAATTACCGTTTGTCCAAGTTTGAACTTGTGTAGATGCTGTGATAGCACTCCATTGTCCTTTAGAATAGTCAAACAATCCAGGAGGGTCTAAACCTGCTTCGCCACCTTCGTAGAATAAATCATAAAGGTTTTTAGCGTAAGTTGGGTTGTAAGTACCGTTACCTGTAGTGTAACCTGTGTTAGGGTCACCAGGATAGTTTCCAGGAGAACCGATTGGTGCGTAGTGCTCACCTGATTGGTTAGCGGTACCTCCGTTATATCCTTGGATTTTAGGTACAAAGAAGAACAATTTACCAATTGGTAAGTTCATTGCTTGTACTGATACGATATCGTTCGCTAACAATTTAGAGAATACACGTCTGATGATTGGGAATACAACTGTTTCAAACGAACCTGAAGATGCGTCTGAAGATGCTTCGTTAATCAATTGAGATGCTTGGTTCTCATATAATTGAGCTACGTTTTCTTTTAGGTGGCCTCTAAGACCTTCAAGGAACCCTAATTTGTCCCATTTGTTGATAGTATCTTCTTTGATAACTTTAAGGTGCTTAAGACCGATGTTACCAACAAGACCTGATTCTAATAATGCTCCCATTTTTTTGGTTTTTATTATTTTTTTAGTTTATTGTTTTATTTAATTATTTTAGTCATTAAATCTTTCATTCTCATAAATTGAGGATTCTCATAAGTTTTTGATTCAATTAGTGACTGTGCAGAACCTGTTACTGGTTCGTGGTCAATAACTCTTTCAAATGACTCATTGATACTTCCTTTATTCAAAGATGAAAGCTCATCTTTAATTGACTTGTAAAGGTTTTTAGACTCTTTTAATGTTTCAGCACTATCAAATCTTCTCAAGATGTTAATTTTCTCTTGTTTAGATGTTGAATGTTCTGTGAAAAGTCTTGTTGTGTAAGCTAAGTTTGAGTTGAATACTGCAACTTCGTTAAGTTTGTCTCTGAAAAGGTTTAATGCTTTTCTGTATTCTTCGTTTTTAGCTCTCAACATTTGAACTTCTTCCATTAATTCGTAGTTCTCCTTCATATTGATATTTGCACTTGAGTGTGCCTTTGGTTTTGGTAGACCACCTTTTCTGAAATTAGAACCATTTCCTAATGTTCTAGCAGCTTCTTTAAACTCACCTTTCTTCATTTTTGGAGTAGATTCTTTATATTCAAATTTTGGTTTACCTGTACCTTTTGTAGGATTAGCGGCTTTCATATTTTCTTTAAAACCACCTGCAGATTTTTTATAAGAGAATTTAGGACTTCCGATTTTACCAGATTTTCCGACAACAGGCTTCATACCTTTTTTAGATTCATACATATGTTCCTCTGATTGGTATTGCATTTCCTCTTCCATTTCATCGTACATAAGTTTGTCCATATCATCTTCAAAGAACATTCCACCAGGTCTGTCTTCTTTAGGTGCTCTTGGAAGTTCTTCATCGTCGTCATCAGATTCTTCATCTTCTCTATCCATATGGATTTCATAAATGGTTTCTTCTAATTCATCACCGGCATCTTCTAAATCGTCTTGGTTAAATTTGTCAAAAAACGATTCTTCTTCATTGTCGTCGTCTTCATCCTCCATAGCAATTTCATAAATTGTTTCTTCAAGTTCAGAGTCTAATTCCTTATCTTTGTCATCTTCATCATAAGATTCGTTAACTGATAATAAGTACTCTTCGTCTCCGTCTTTAAGATTTACGTAATCACCATCTTTTGTGATTTCAACCTCATCTTCAGGTTTCATTTTTTTGAAAACTGTCATTAATAAATCGTGAGTTTCAGGAGAGTTATCCATTGCCGTGAAATCCATCACTTCAGGGTTTTCTTCAAAATCAAAATCTTCTTCGGATTCGTCTTCATCAGACTCTTCCTCGTCATATTCTTCTTCATCAGACTCTTCTTCTTCAGATTCATCTTCTGACCCAATTTCCTCTTCAGACTCTTCTTCAGAATCATCAAATTCCATTTCGTCTTCATTAGCCTCATTTAAGGACTCTTTTACAAGCTCGCTAATTTCTTGCTTCATTGTTGACTCAAGTATTTCTTTTGCGTTCTCATTGATTGCTTCTTCCAAATTTTTCAATTGGATTACTGCTTCTTCAACTAGGTTTTTTTCTGCCATTTTTTTATGCATTTCTTAATAAATATATATGTGATTAAAAAAAGTTAGATTTTAAATTAAATAAAATAAAAAAGGAGGGATATACCCTCCTTTAATACTTTCACAAAAATCAATTTTTATTCAAAAATCTCATCAATCTTACTTTCAGCTACTGATGTGATTCTCCAATCATAAGAGAAAGATTCATAAGCTTTTGTAACTTTTGCCTCAACATCTGTTACATTGTAACCCTTAACGAGTTTTTCTTCTCTTACTTTTTTAATTTTGCCCGAATTTTCATCAGGTAAATCATACTGAACTTTTGCTACGAAATACTTTTCATCCATTTCCATAATAAATTATTTTGATAAATAATCGTTAAGTTTTTTCATTAAATCAAGCGATTTAGATGCAGATTGTTCAGATTTTTGTTCTTGTTCTTCTTTTAAGTTTTCTTCGTACTTTGCTCTGTCGTTAATATCTTGGAATAAGTATGCTCCTGGCGTAGATGGTGAAGATACCAAGTCAAAACAAATTAACTCAAAATCATCTTGAACTTCATTTTGTTCTCCTTTTTTTGTTAATGAACCGACACCTCTTGAGGATATACCTAAAGTAACCCCTTGTCTTAATAAGTTAGCTGCTTGGTCACCTTTAGTTGAAACAATTCCTCTTTCGTGGAAACCAGGTGAAGTAAGAAGTTTCAATTTACCAAGTAATATATGTCCATCCCACCACATCTCTGTGATAATATGAGATACACGGTCTAAATCAATCAGAGATGACTCAGGGTGATTTAATTCAGATAAAGCGACACCCTTATCTATATAATTTTTTTTATAGTTCTCAACCTCTCTTTTTAGGATTCTTTCAGGGTAAACTCTACCATTTCTATTTGGAGTATTGTATTTTTGTAATACGGCATAAAACTCAAACGGTTTTGAATAATCCAATTGAGTTTTACTTTCCTGTATCATTGTTAGATTATGACTCTCAGTTGGAGAAACATATCCAGCGTCCATTTCAATCAGAATACCTTTACCACTATCATTTGGACCTAAAATTTTAAAGTTTTGCATTTTACGTTTTATTCATAAATATTAATTACTTTTGTTTTATCTGTTTTAGTTAATGCAAAAGTGAAATACTTATTACTTTTAAAATTTTCACTGTCAATCAAATCTATCGACTCTTTGACAAATTCTTTTATTTTAGGTGATTTAAATTCTGAAACATTTTTCAGAAAGAATGTTATTTCTAAATTCATAAATGACGACTTATTACAAGATAGTCCACTACTTCTTAAATCAGTGTCAACAATAAAATTTGTTTCAATGAAATCATATTTTAATATTTCATAGATAGTATGTCTGATTGACCTATTAAAATTCATTACCACTCTTTCCCAATTTTCCTCATTTCTTTTAGGGTTAAGCCAAGATTGTATATTTATATAAAAAGATTTTAAATTTTTAGAATCTACTGTTCCATAATTAACCTTGAATTTTTTGTACCCTTTGAGTGATACGGATTTTCCTTTCTTCATTTGTGTTCATAATTCTCACGTTTATTTTAGGAAAATATAATGAAAAATAATTAATTTGTCAAAAATAAGAATTAGTATGTTAATTGTAAAAGTACACAACCAAAACATTGAGAAAGCTTTAAAGGAGCTTAAAAACAAAGTGATAAAAGTTAAACAGGTTAAAGAACTAACCAAACGTAAAACTTTTGTTAAAAAAAGTGATATTAAGAGAGAACAGAAAAGAAAGGCAATTTACCTACAGAGTAAATCAGAGGACTAATTGTTTGTTTAATTCTTTAATTTTAACAAATTCGTTAAAATTAAATTGAGTTGATTTAATTCTTTCTTTTGTTTCATTTAATCTTGTCTTCAATTCGTCTTCCGAACTTGAATTTATCATCTCGTCTAATTTTTTCAAAACTTCTTTCTTTTCAGTTTTAAAATTTTCAATTAAAACTGTCTCATCTTGTTTGAAAATTGACAATACTTCTTTTTTTGTTGATTCATCAAGTTTATTCAAATATTGATTTGCAGTTGAGTTCATAATTTTACTAACTGAAGATAAAGGTAATTTAGAAATACCTTCTTTAACAATTTTTTTTGTTTTTGTTAAATTTTCAATTACCAATTTTTTACTTTCAACTGTTTCTTCAATATTCTGAAGATTAGTATTTAAGATTTGGTCAATATTATGATACTCACTAACTTTTAAGTCGTTATTAACCCATTTAGCTAATTTCAAGAAATGTTTTTCAGGAATAGTAATACCTTTAGATTCTTTAATAATCTCATCAACTAATAAAGACGCACTTTCTTTGTCCATTCCCAAATTTTCATTTAATTTATCATAAATGAAAAATAATTTTTTAGTGGGAGTTGATTTTAAAACTAATTGTTTAAATGTTTTTAAATCGTTAGTTAATGATTCATTTACAAATGAATTAACTAATTTTTTTTCTATTGCTGTTTTAAGGTATCCGAATTTCATAATAATAAATATTCTTATTTTAATAGTTTTTCCAAAGTCTCGTTAATTTCTTTCATAGAGTCCTTATTTTTATTAAAATCTACAAAATCATAATCATCCTTAAGAGTACTTTCTAATATAAGGTTTTTCTTATCTCTATTTAAATTTTCAGGTACAGGTGACGGAGCTCCGGCTTCAGGTGGAGGTGGTGGTGTTGAACCTCCTGGCGCTCCTCCAATTCCTCCCAAATCAGGAGGTGTCTCTCCACCTTCAGAAGGTGTTCCTGCAGGTTCTCCTTCCTTCTTACCATATAACTTATCCAAAGTGTCAAATAAACCTGTCTTAACGATAACCTCAGCGGTTTTCTTGAGTTCCTCACCAACCGCTCTTTCAATTCTTTGTTGTTGGATATCTAATTTAATTTCTTCATCAGAGAATCCTAATATGTGTTTCTTAGCCCACGATTGTGAAACCGCAGAAATACCTGTTCCTGGGTCAATAACCATATCTTTATATAAAAGGATTTTTTCTTTCCAAATATCAACCATCAACAAGTCAGCTTGTTTTGATGGGTTAGTTAAAGATAATCTAAAGTTTGATAATTCATCTTCAAACCCTAACATAAACAAGTGAATAATTGCAATCTTATTAAGTTCTTGCAACATACTCTTTTGAATTCTGTTAATAGTTCTTGCAAAACGAATATCTTGTAATGCTAAGTTTTTACCGTCACCAACAACTTCTTCAAATCCCAAGAAAGCTTTAGGTACACGTAATGCGGTCAATAATTTCTTTTGGATATATTCAATATCCGCAATTTCTGATAAATTTTGAGCTCCTGGTAAAGTTTCAATTGGTGATGCTTGAGCCGGGTCACGTACAGGAATGAAATAATCTTGGTCAACAGCCATTTGATTAAATCTCATATCAACGTTACCTGTTTTATGGTCAACAACTTGGTCTCTTTTAAATTTATTGGCAACTCTTTGGACATACGCTTCAACATCTTTATCGTCCATATTACCCACAAACACTTTAAACACACGTCTTTCAGGTGCTCTTGAGGTTCTGTAGATTAACATCGCATCTTCTGATAATAATAATTGCTTCCAAATACGACGAGCTTTTTCCAACATAGATGTACCATAAGGTAATCTCCTGTCGTCACCTAATAATCTAAAGTGAGCAACCTCCCAAGTATTGAATTCCATATCCTTGTGTTTCCAAGTGAATTTCATATGTTTCTTGGTTGGGTCAGTATCGGCTGAAGTATTTTTAGTCATCATACCTCTCTCCAATCGTTCAATTTCAACAACTGGTAATTGCATACATCCAATAACACCTTTTTCAGGGTCCAATTTTAAATAAACAAAATTATCACCATACTTACAAGTATTCCTTACCCACATAGGTAAGTTAGTGTTAAGGTCTAATACATTGTTAAACAAATCAGCAACGATTGATTTAATTCTATGTGATTCAGAATAAATTTGTAACATATGACCATTTTGGTCAATTGTTGTTGATTCTTCGGCATATATGTCTAACGCTGCCGAAATTTCAGGAGTGAATTCCATAGACTCATAGTCGTAAAACGCTGAAAGTCTTGTTGGTTCATAATAAATTGCTTGAGTGTATAAATTATTTTCAATCTTCGCCCATTGGTTAGACAAATAAAATGTCTGTTGAGATTGTAATAATTTTTGTTCGTATTCTCGTTTTGAGGTTGTCTTTAATAACTCTTGTTTATCAAACTTTACACTTGGGTAGTCTTGATTTAAAAGAGAGTTTGGACCAAAGGCCTGTGTTAATCTTTGCCAAACTGTAAAATTTTGTTCTGCCATACTAAAATATAAATACTTAAGTAGGAATATTAAATGTTAATTTGAGAATAAATTAATTTGAGGTAGAGCCAGTACTAGGTGTAATTAAAGGTTTAATTACAATTTTATCATTTTTTTGTACTTTATATGTGGACAATCCCAAACCAGGAACAATCATTCTTGACCCTGTAAATCTATTTCCGCTATTAGGTAAACTATCTAATCCCATATTAATAATTATCTCATTCCTCCAAATAACCAAGAATAGTTTTGATAATCAGTTTTTGTTGGTTCATTAACCTTTTTTTGACTTCTATTGTCAGTCATTGGGTCTATAAATTGTGACCTCAATACAGGTTGGTTACTATTAACTTGCCAAGATTCAATCATTACTTTGGCCTGTTCTGAAACTCTTGTCAAAGACGCAAATGATGTTTCACCAACATATATGGCCATTGCCAATGACATAATTAAGTCATCGTGTTGTCCTTTTTGGTGGTCAGGTCTTCCGTTAACGTAAACAAAAGTATTCATTTCGTTTAATAATCTACTTGACCTAATAATAAAACCGTGTCTTAAGTATTCTTCAAAGGTTGCAATAATTTGAACCCTTTTATTGTTAAAGTTAAGTCCGGGAATTCTATCTAAAGACTTTGGGTCCCACTTCCATTTGTTAGTTAAATCACCACCTTCAACATATAAATCTCTATAACCTAATTCTTGTAATTTACGAGATGTAGTAACTCCCATACCACCCGTGATATCCACAACAATAAATGTTGAATACATCATAGCCCATTTATAAGCTAATTCTGCCAATACATCAGGTGGAATTTTACCAATATATTCAGCAACTTGTTCTCTTGTATCAAAATCAATAACTTGGAACGTTGAAAAGTCTTCACTATCACCTCTTGATACGTCAATTCCCATAATGTATTTATGACCAACTTCCGGTTCTTTCCAAATCCACAATGAACCACCAATCATTTTTGTTTCAGGATTTTTAACCATATTAACTCTAATGTTTTCAGTAATATTTGAATCAAATACGTTATCACCTGAACCTAAAAAGGCACATTCCAATTCCTGATTAATTTTACGTTTGTCGTATTTTAATTTCTTTACCATTTTCTCATACCAAGAGGAGGTTGGTTTATATCCTTGTGAAATTAAATCTTTAATTTTATCATATTCTTTTTCCCTATCAGTATAATCAACGGTTTCAACTCCTGATGAATATTCATTACGATTTAAATAATAATGGATTAAATCTTTAACATTTAATAACTGTAAATCTTTATTATACCTTGGGTCTTTCCACCAAACCATTTCTGAAATTTTGAAATCATTCATATTCTTCAAAGCTTGGTCATAAATTTCGTAATAGATAGCATCGTACCCATTAGGGGTTGAAATAACAATTACTTTACCACCCGTAGATAAGGAGGCCATACAAGCCGCCCAAAAATCACCGTTAGCTTCAATGTATGCTGCCTCGTCAAATATTAATATTGTAGGAGTGTAACCACGTAAAGCGTCGGTAGATGTTGCAACCGCCTTAACCTCACAACCATTTGTTAATTTAAAGTGTCTTTGGGCGTTTTTCTCAGACGAGAATCCTACTCCAACCCAAGAAGGCCATTGTTCTGTAAATCCTCTTACTTTATTTGCGAATTCTACTGCAGTATCTAATTTGTTCGCAATAATTAGAATTTTCTCAGGTTTGTTTTTAGATGCAAAAACAAGTTTTTTAGATGACCATGCTGCGGTAACTGTAGATACGCCAGCTTGTCTGTATTTTAATGCAATATTTTCATTATAT